ATGGAAGCGTCTTTGATCAGCCCGCTCGACATCATCCTGACCCTGATGCGGCGCCACTGGGATGCGAAGGAGGAGACGGCGGCGGTGGCGCTGGCCAAGCTGGCCGCGCCGTTCGTGCATCCCCGGGCGCAGGCGTCGCGCGCACCTTTTGACCTGTCCGAGGCATCCGATGACGAACTGGACGCAGCCGCTTAACCTTGAGGCACGCGACGCGGAGCTGCGGCTGCGGCGCGGGGTGCGGACGAGCCTGGGCGAGTGGGCGCGGCTGGCGCTAGCGCCGCAGGGGCTGGTGCCGGCGCGGCACCACCTGCTGCTGATGGAGGCGCTGGAGGCGGTGTCGGCCGGTTCGGTGGACCGGCTGATGGTGCTGATGCCGCCGGGGTCGGCGAAGAGCACGTATGCCAGCCTGCTGTTCCCGCCCTGGTTCCTGTCGCGGCACCCCCGGGCGCAGGTGATCGCGGTCAGCCACACGGCCGGGCTTGCGGAGGGGTTCGGGCGCGGGGTGCGCGGGCTAGTGACGGAGCATGGGGCGCGGCTGGGATACCGCCTGGACCCGGCCAGCCGGGCGGCGGGGCGGTTCGGGACCAGCCGGGGCGGGTCGTACTTCGCGACCGGGGTGCGCGGGCCGGTGACGGGGCGGCGGGCGGACCTGCTGCTGATTGACGATCCGGTGAAGGGGCAGGCGGAGGCGGACAGCGCGCGGGTGCGGGACGCGACTTGGGACTGGTATCGCTCGGACCTGGTGACGCGGCTGCGGCCGGGCGGGCGGATTGTGCTGGTGATGACGCGGTGGCACCCGGACGATCTGGGGGGGCGGCTGCTGGAGGCGGGAGAAAGCTGGCGGGTGCTGCGGCTGCCGGCGCTGGCGGAGCCTGGCGATCCGATGGGGCGGCAGCCCGGCGAGGCGTTGTGGCCGGAGTGGGAAGGCGTGGCGGCGCTGGAACGCAGGCGGCTGGCGCTGGGGGACCGGGCGTTCTCGGCGCTGTATCAGCAGGCGCCGGTGCGGGCGGGGGGCGGGCTGTTCCAGGTGGGGCGGGTGGCGGTGTCGGACCAGGCGCTGGCCGGGCCGGCGGTGCGGGCTTGGGACCTGGCGGCGACGGAGGGCGGCGGGGACTGGACGGTTGGGGTGCGGCTGGTGGCTGGGGAGGGCGCCTGGCAGGTCTCGGACGTGGTGCGGCTGCAGGGCGGGCCGGAGGCGGTGGTGGTGGCGATCCGGCGCACGGCGGAGGCGGACGGGCTGGGCGTGTCAATCGGACTGCCGCAGGACCCGGGGCAGGCTGGGCGGGCGCAGGTGGGCTACCTGGCGGGGCGCCTGGCGGGATGGCGGGTGGTCAGCGGGCCGGAGACGGGGGCGAAGATGGTGCGGGCGATGCCGGTGGCGTCGCAAGCGAACGCGGGCAACCTGACGCTGCTGCGAGGAGGGTGGAACCGGGCGTTCCTGGAGGAGCTGGCGGCGTTTCCGGCCGGGCGGTGCGACGACCAGGTGGACGCGCTAAGCCGGGCGTTCGGGATGCTGCAGGGCGGCGCCGGGCCGGCGCGGGTGGCGCGGGTGGATTGGGCGCGGAGGTAGGGGTGCCTCGGCGTCTATGCCTTGGGGCTGGGCGATCCGTCGTCGCGCATATACTGGTCCTCGTTCCGGGCCATTGCGGTTTCCGCCAAGGTCTGCAGCAGGGCTGCGGCGACCTGATCGGGCGGGGCGCCGTCCAGGGGGGCCTGGGCGTCGCCGAAGTCGGCGCTGGCCAGCATGACGGTGTTGCCCTGGATCTCATAGACGGCCATGACGGTCGTGCCCTGGACCTGGATGCGGATGGTGGTTTCCTCGGGGCTGGGCATGGGCGTTTCCCGGTTGTTCGGCTTTCGGTATGGTGCCGGCCGGGCTTGGTCCAATGACAAACCTGCTACCGCCCTATCAGGAGGCCATCATGCCTGATCGTGAGCCGCAGGCTGCGGCTGATTCCGGGTTGCCCCGCCTGCAAGCAGCCATCGCGTATGCCTGCGCGGCCCATGCCGGGCAGGTCCGCAAGGGAACGGCGGTGCCCTATGCCAGCCACTTGCTGGCGGTGTGCGCGCTGGTGCTGGAGGCTGGCGGGGACGAGGACCTGGCCTGCGCCGCCGTGCTGCATGATGTGATCGAGGATTGCGGCGCCCGGCATGGCGCGGCTGTCGAAGCGCGGTTCGGCCCGGCGGTCGCCGACGTCGTGCGAGCGTGCAGCGATACCGACGCGCTGCCGAAGCCGCCTTGGCGGGCGCGGAAGGAGGCGTACCTGGCGCACCTGGAACATGCGGACGGGGGCACACTGCTGGTGAGCTGCGCGGACAAGCTGCACAACGCGCGGGCCATCGCCGTGGACCTGCGGACGCATGGGCCGGGGATGCTGGCGCGGTTCAATGCGCCGCCGGGCGGGGCGGTTTGGTATTACCGGGCGCTGGCGGAGGTGTTCGGGCGGCGGTTGCCGGGGCCGATGGCGCGGGAGTTGGGGTTGGCGGTTGGGGAGATGGAGGCGTTGGCAGTCCATGGTGAGCCGGGGGTGATCCGGGGGTGAGCCGGGCCTGGCTGGACGGTCCTGACGGCGGCCATATGCTCTGATCCCTTTCCACCTGTCGTCGCGGGCTGCCTTTGCAGCTTGGCACTTCAGGAGCGGCAGGACCCGTCCATGCTGCTCTTGGGCTGCTCTTGGGCTGCTTGTGGATTGCCGCGCCGCTTCGCTCCTTGCAATGACGGCTTCGACGGGGAACGGCGGCATGATGGTCGAGGCCGGTGAATGCCAGGGTGAGCCAGGCGACAAACATAGGTAAATAATCCTTGCTTGGCAGCCCCAGAAAGTCCATCCCTCAGTCATAGGGTCGGGGTGGGCCGAGCGCGGCAACGCGGTCCACCCGACCGTCGCCACACCATTGCAGCGGCCAGCACCACAAGGAGGACCGGCATGTTCCAGACGATCTGCGACCAGATTCCATGGGACGCCGATGCGTCCCCGCGCGCTCGGCGGCTGGAGCTGATGCGGCGGGTGCTGGACGGGACGCTGTACGAGGCGCTGCCGTATGAGTTCCATGACGAGCGGTCGGCGTCGGGCGAGTATATCCCGCTGCGGCGGCGGCGGCCCTCGGTGCGATACCCGCTGGCGCGGATCGTGGTGGAGGACAGCGTGGCGCTGCTGTTCAGCGAGGGGCATTTTCCGGAGATCGCCAGCCCGGACGGGGCGATCCGAGACGCGCTGGAGGCCGTGGCCCGGGATTGCCGGCTGAACCAGGTGATGACGGAGGCGGCGATACGCGGGAGCGTGGGGTCGTGCTGCCTGCTGCTGCGGGTGCTGCAGGGGCGGGTGTTCGTGGACGTGCTGGACACGACTTGGCTGACGCCTGCTTGGCAGGCGGATGCGCCGGACGTGCTGGCGAGCGTCACGGAGCGTTACAAGGTGCCGGGGCGGGAGCTTCAGGCGGCTGGGTACGAGGTGGTGGAGCCTGGGGCGGCCTATTGGTTCCAGCGGCGGTGGGACGCTGTCGAGGAGACTTGGTTCGTGCCGCAGGCGGTGGGGTCTGCGGGGGCGCCTGCCGTGGATGCGGGGCGCAGCGTGCGGCACGGGCTGGGGTTCGTGCCGCTGGTGTGGATACGCAACCTGCCGGGTGGGGCGGCGCCGGATGGGGCCTGCACCTTTCGCAGCGCGGTCGAGACGGGGATCGAGATTGACTACCAGCTCAGCCAGGCTGGGCGGGGGCTGAAGTATTCCAGTGACCCGACGCTGCTGATCAAGGAGCCTGCGGGGCTGGAAGGGGAGCTGGTGCGGGGCGCGGGCAACGCGCTGATCGTGAGCGAGAAGGGCGACGCCCGGCTGCTGGAGATCGGCGGGACGGCTGCGGGGGCGGTGCTGGACTATGTGCGGGTGCTGCGGGACCTGGCGCTGGAGGGGGTGCATGGCAACCGGGCCGATCCCAGCCGGCTGGGCGCGGCGCAGTCGGGCCGGGCGCTGGAGCTGATGAACCAGGGGCTGGTTTGGCTGGCGGACAACCTGCGGGTTTCATACGGCGAGGGCGGGATGCTGCAGATGCTGCGGCTGATCCTGCGGGCCGGGGAGGTCTATCCGCTGCGGGCCGGAGGCCGGCTGCTGGGTGCGCTGGACCCGGCGGCGGCGCTGCGGCTGGTGTGGCCGCCTTGGTATCCCGCAACCAGCGAGGACCGGGCGCGGGACGCGGCCACCGTGCTGTCGCTGGTGCAAGGAGGGCTGCTGGGCCGCAAGGCGGCGCGGCGGCTGCTGGCGGCGGACTGGAACGGGACTGACCTGGACGAGGAGGAGGACGCATGACGGACGATCCGACGGTGGTTGCTGGTGGGGCTGATGGCGGAGGCGCCGGTCCTGACCTGGCGGCGGAGAACGCGGGACTGCGGGCGCGGCTGGTGCAGGCGGAGCTGCGGACGGAGGCGCTGCGGGCGGGGATGGTGGATCTGGACGGGGTGCGGCTGATCGAGCCTGGCGCCATACGGCTGACGGAGGCCGGGGCGCTGGAGGGCGGGCCGGCGCTGATGGCGCGGCTGCGGCAGGACAAGCCGTGGCTGTTCGGGCGGGCTGGCGGGAGCAGCAGCAGCGGGGCGACGCCTCCTGCGGCGGCTCCGGCTGCGCCGCGCTCGGCGATGGACATGGGCGTGGAGGAGTGGCGGGCGGCGCGGGCCGAACTGCTGCGGCGGGGCGGCTAGGCGATGATACGCATCCCGGGGCTGACGGAGGCCATCGCCGCCCTGCGCGCCGCCGATCCGCCGGGGACGATGGCGGCGGTGCTGGACGGGCAGGCCGGAACGCTGGCGGAGGCGGTGCAGGCGGCTTTGGGCACGCTGCCCGGGGGCGACCATGCCCGGCCCTGGGCGCAGACCGGCGCCCTGCAGGCCAGCATCGGGCACAGCGCGGAGGGGCTGCAGGCGGCGGTGGGCAGCAGCGATCCTGCGGCGGCGCCGCAGGAGATGGGGACGGTGCATCTGCCGCCGCGGCCGTTCCTGGCGCCGGCTGCGGCTGCGGCAGCGCCCGGGATGGCGGCGGCTGTCGGCGCGGCGGTGGCAGACCGGTTGCGGGTGGGCGGGGCGGGGTGATGCCGGCGGTGGCGGTTCCGCGTTTGCCCTGGCTGCCGACCTGACGGCCGTTCTTGCGTGCCGCTTGCGGCGCGGTTCTCCGAGGGCAACAAGGACGATCTTTGCTACCTTGGGTTGCCATGCCGCAAGGGCGGCTCGCAATGATGGGAGAGAGGCTGCCGGAGCGGATGGCCGTTGATCTGCCGGGCGGCTGATGCAAACGGGGCCTGTCAGAAAATACAGTGGTCAGGAAAATAATCCTTGACCATGCGCCCCAGGAAACCGATACCTCTTTTCCATGGTGGCGCCGCTGACGCAGCAGGCTCTTCCGACCGCGATCCTCTCCCGGCCAGCGCCTGCTGTGCCGGGTTTTTTGTTGGTTTTTTCTTGGCGTTTCCTGGCACCTGCTGCGCCGGGGTTTGGCGTTTCACCTGAACGGAGCATCCCCCATGGGCATCCAGAACTTCCCGGCGATCTTGCAGCCGATCCTGCAGCAGGGCTTCCTGGAGCGCGAGTTCCAGCAGGCGATGCAGTCGCGGCTGGGCTACCGGGCCTGCGCGGACCGGCAGGACTTCGCGGTGGGGATCGGCGAGACGCTGACCAAGACGCGGGCGGGGCTGAAGCCTTCCGTGACCACTCCGATGCCGCCGCAGATGAACACCAACCTGGACAACGAGCTGGTGCCGACGGGATGGGGGGTGGAGCAGTATACCATCACGCTCAACCACTATGCCGCGACGACGGACCTGAACGTGGTGACGTCGCGGGTCGGAATCGGGTCGCAGTTCCTGCAGAACGCGGCGATCAACGGGGAGCAGGCTTCGCGGTCCTTGGACGAGCTGGCGCGCAACGCGCTGTTCGCGCCGTATTTCGGCGGCAACACGCGGGTGCGGGTGGCGCTGGGGTCTGCAGGGCCGGTGGTGGCGGTGGACGACCTGCGAGGGTTCACGGCGGCGTTCGTGAACGGGGTGCAGTCGCCGGTGGGGGCGACCACGACGCTGACGGCGACGATCGGCGCCGGGGTCTATGTCATCGTGGGCACGACGATGGACGGGACCAACGCCAGCACGGCGCCAGGTGGGGTGTCGGGGACGCTCACGCTGTCGGGCAACGTCAGCGTGGGGGACGGGGCGCTGGGAAGCCCGGTGCAGGCGGCCAACGCCTCGGTCGTGCTGCGGCCCGGTGGGCGGGCGACGACGGCGGCCCTACAGGCGGGGGACACGCTGGCGATGGGACCGCTGCTGGATGCCGTCGCGAAGCTGCGGATGAACGCAGTGCCGGAGATTGACGGGGCCTATAATTGCTACCTCGATCCGGTGAGCGCGCGGCAGTTGTTCGCCGACCAGGACTTCCAGCGGCTGTTCACGGGGGCGACGAGCGCCAACCAGGTGTTCCGCCGGGGCATGGTGAACGACTTTCTGGGGCTGCGCTTCGTGCCGACGACGGAGGCGTTCGTGCAGCCGCATCCGACGCTTGCGGGGGCGGTGGTGCGGCGGCCGATTGTGGTGGGGCAGGGGGCGCTCATCGAGGGCGACTTTGCCGGGATGGCGGCGCCGGACGTGGCGCCGCCGGACAGCATCGTGAGCATGGTGGACGGGATCGCGATGGTGACGCGGGAGCCGATTGACCGGCTGCAGCAGATCATCGCCCAGAGCTGGTACTGGATCGGCGGGTTCTGCGCGCCGTCCGATACGCTGACGAACCCGAGCGTGGTGCCGACGGCGACGAACGCGGCGTTCAAGCGGGCGGCGATCATCGAGCATGTGGGGTAGGGCGGCATGGCTGGCGGGGCCGTGCTGACGGAGGCGGAACTGACGGACGCGCGGCGGTTCCTGGGCTATGCGGCGCGGGGGGCGATGCGGGGGGTGACTTCGAGCGCGTGGTTCTACCAGGCTTCGGCGGCGGCGGATGCTCGACTGGCGGCGCTGTCGGAGTCGGAGGCGGGAGTGCTGCGGGGCTACCTGCAGACGCTTGCGGCGATGGAGGCGGCGATCCCTGCGGTGGCGGAGGGGCTGGATACGGCCACCGCTGCCGGATGGGTGCGGAACGCCGGGGAGCTGGAGGAGCGGGAGCGGCTGTTCGACGGGTGGCGCCGGCGGATGTGCGGGTTCCTGGGGCTGGTGCCGGGGCCGGAGCTGCGGCGGGGCGGCGGGGTGGCGCTGGTGGTTTAGGGCTGGCTGCCGCTTCTCCCTCTCCCTCCGGGAGAGGGTTGGGGTGAGGGAGGCCGCGAGGGCGGTCTGCGGGATTGAGGGTGCTTGGGTGTGAGGGCTGGTCCTGCTGGGCTTCCCTCACCCCGGCCCTCTCCCGGAGGGAGAGGGAGAAGCAAGTGGACGGTGCTTTGCTGGCGGACCGGCTTAGCCGGGGGATGGGGGCGGCGGCTCGGGTGTTCGGGGAGGCTTATGATGCCTACCGGCCTTGCGGGGCGACCGATCCGCTGCGGGCGGAAGGGCGGTTCCTGCGCCTGCCGGCGGCGTTCGACGGCGGGGACCCGGGGTTCCGGCGGCCTGCGGGATATGAGCGGGCGCTGCGGGGGACGTTCGATGGGGTCTATCTGCGGGTGGGCGACTTGTTGCAGGGGCCGCGCGGGACCTTGTTCGTGGCGATGCTGCCGCCGCTGAACCGGCCGCTGTGCGTGCTGGCGAATGCGACCGTGTCCGTTGTGCGGCCGGCTGGGCCAGGAGGGGCTGGGCTGGGCGGGTATGGCGGGGCGGACGCTCCGGTGCCGGTGATGGACGGCTGGCCGGCGCAGGTGCTGGCGGGCAGCGGCGGCGGGCGCGGATTCGGGCTGCCGGAAGATGGCGCCTTGGCCGGGTTCCATGTGCTGCTGCCGCTGGGGGCGCCGACGGTGCGGACGGGCGATGCGCTGCGGGACGACGCGGGGCGTGGCTACGTCGTGGGCGCAGTGGAGCTGAGCGAGCTGGGGTGGCGGCTGCAAGCGCGGCAAGTGGGGACGTGATGCCGGACCAGGCGGATATCGAGCAGGCGCTGGCGGCGCTGGGCGCCGAGGCGCTGCGGGACGATCCGGCGGAGGTCCGGGTGTATCGCGGCTGGCCCCGGGCGGCGTCGCTGGAGGCGGATTTGCAGGCTGGGCGGGCGCATTTGTCCGTGACGCCGGGCGGGGCGGCGCGGGATGCGACGCGGTACCCGGCGGAGTGGCAGGGGGTCGTGCCGGCGCCGACGTTGCAGGCGGCGGTGGACGGGGAAGCCGTGACGTTCGGCGGCGTGGCCGGGCCGGGGCAGGTGGCGGGGCTGCGCGTGGACGGGGTGGCGTATGCCTGCCGGCTGCGGGATGGCGACACGCCGGGCGCGGTGGCGGCGGTGCTGGCCGGGCTGGTGCGGGTTGACCGGCCGGTGGAACTGCATGGGGCGGCGGTGACGCTGCCCGGCGGGCGCGGGTTGCTGGCTCGGGTCGTGGCGGATGGCGCCGGAGGGACGGAACTGCGGCGGCAGGTGCAACCGATGCGGATGAGCCTTTGGTGCCCGGTGCCTGCGGTGCGGGACCGGCTGGCGGCGCTGCTGGACTTGGCTGCGGCGGCGTCGCCGATGCTGGATGTGGGCGGGTGGGCTTGCAGAGTGCGGGCGGCGGGTGGGGTCACGACGGATGAAGGGGCCGCTGCCGGGGTTTGGCGGCGGGACCTGGTGTACTCGGTGGAGTATCCGACCGTTTTGGCGAAGGCGCTGCCGACGATGCTTTGGGGGACGGTTTCGGCTGGAGACCGGGTGGCGGTGGGGTGACTTGGGGCTTTCTTGCGGCTGTGTTTGTTTTCTGGTCGGCGAGCGAGACCCCCTCACCCCGACCCTCTCCCGGAGGGAGAGGGGGAAGTGGCCTCGACTATTCGCATATGGCTTAGGTGACCCTGTTGCGCTTGTCCATGTATAGAGTGATAGACGACTAATGACACAGGTCAACATTGCTTCATTCGGATTTCGCGACATTGTTGCAATACTTGGCCATGATGTCGAACATGCAGGCGCTGTTGCTGCCGTGGCAGGTGATCTTCACGGATTACCCGGCGTCCAGTGCATCTTCGTCCATCACGTCTTCGCTCACCGCTTGCTGGATTGGGCGCTGACGTAAACCTCGTCAATCTAGCGGCCCGTTTGGTTCTTCAGCGTGAAGTCCGCGCCGTTGGCGGCGAGGGCCGATCCGGCTGAGAGCGGCGGCACGGCCGGGGACAGCAGCAGGGTGAGGGCAAGCGGCACGGCACGTCGGGGCATGACGGGTCCTTTCCTGCGACGGCAGCCGGTCGCAGCGCGGCGGGCACTTGGTTTCTACTTTGGGTCCGGGTGATTTTCGAGGAGCATTCGATGCAGCATTTGATTGTCGTGCGTCCCTTCGGGCCGCACCGGCCGGGCGACGCCATCACCGATCCGGACGAGGCCGCGGGCATCCTGGCGTCCGAGCACGCCGGCCATGTCGTGCGCTCGACGCCCCTTGAGGACGCTGAGTGCCCTGAGGAGGCCATGCGTCCAGCCGGCGCCGAGGCCAGCGTCCGCAACCCCACGCCGCAGGAGAGCTGACATGCCGATCGTGCAAGCGGGCAGCATGAACACCACGGCGCTGGTGGTGCCGGACCTGTATGTGCAGGTGGTGCCGCCGCAGAACCTGGTGCTGAACGGGGTGCCGACCAACGTCGTGGGCGTGGTCGGCAGCGCGGGCTGGGGGCCGGTGAACCAGCCGGTGACGGTGGGCAGCATGGCCGACTACGCCCGGGGGTTCGGGGTGATCCAGGCGCGGCGGTTCGACATGGGCACGCAGGTGGCGACCGCGGTGCAGCAGGGGGCGCAGAGCTTCCGGTGCGTGCGGGTCACGGACGGCACCGATGCCGCGGCGAACTACGCCATGTTCTACGGCAACGGCGGGTATCCGGTGCTGCTGACGGCGCGTTAC